CCTATGGCGTTGGCAAGTCGCCCGGCTTCCTGTTGCAACTTTCGGAAGGTGTCCGTTCCGCGTAGCCCGGCTTCTTCCATTTGTCCTAACTGCTCCCGGACGTTGCGGAGCTGCGTCCTTAACGAAATTTGGGCGTTGGCGTTGTTTCGGGCGGCTTCCTCTGCCTTCCTTAACTGCTGTTCCTCGCGTAGAAGTGCGTCGGCTTGCTTTCCGGCTTCGTCTATGACGGTTTGGCGTAGGGTTATTTCTTCGCGGAGTTGGGCTTGTTTGGTTTGAAGGGCTGCCGCTTCTTCCTTATGCCCTGCCGAAAGTGCCTTAGACGCTTCCACACCGAGCCGCTTGTATTCGGCTTCCAACTCGGCAATAGCCGCCTTATTGGTGTCTACTACCACGTCTATTTGTGCAAAGGCTTTGTCTATGGCTTGGGCGGCGCGTGTAAAGGCCCCGTCCATCTGCTTACCGCCTAAAACGGCCGCGCCTTGGAACTCCTGTATAGCCTTCTTACTCTCGTTAAGAACGCTAATAAGTTGCTTGTTGTTACCGGAAATGTCAAACGACAGCCCGCCGCCTTGAATATTCATCGGTTTCTGCTGTTTATAAGGTTCATAAGTTGCTCGGCGTTGTCGTCGGTAAGGGCTATTTCGGTATCGTCGCCGCCGGACGTTCCGGGGGTGGTGCTTCCCTTGCCCTTGTCGTCAATGCCGGGCGCGTCTATCATCATTCTCAAAACCTCGCCCCACGAAATACCGTGTAGCAAGTAGTCCAATGTCCAACCGAAGTGAGCGCAGACGGAACCCCGGCGGCCTTGTGGACTTTTTAACCCTGTTGCTCTATACGTGTCGTTTCCGGGTCGCTTGTTCGCGCTGCGCTCATCAACCGCATAGAGTTTACAAAATCCCCTAAATTGCTTACGTTGGTTACTATAATCGCCAAAGTAAGAAGTTCGGAAGGTTTAAGGGTGTGGAAGAAAAGCCGTGTAAGGTCGCGTAGAGCCTTCTTGTCTTCCTTCCGGCGGTAGGTCGTGCCGTCGTAGGTGGCTATATAGTAGTCTTCGCCCAATACGGCGACGGCTACCGCTTCGGCAAGTTTGGCGGCTTCCTTGCTTGCCAAAGCGCGGGCGGTGCGTAAATAATCGTCGTCGCCTAACTTGGTTTCGTCTATCTCCATTTGAAGCCAAAGAAGGCTAAGACGGTCTAAGGTGGCTAACGTCGGTTCTTTAATCTTGTACGCCCTCGTTTCGGTTATCTTCTCCCGGCGACGGAAGAAGCCCCAAAAACCGGGCTTGCGGCGGTAGTGTGTTACCTCTATATCGAAGTCCACCCCTTCGCCTATCATTTTGCGCAGTTCCGCTTGTTCACGGTTCAACGCTTCTATTTTGTCGTCCTGTGGCATGGTCTTAATAATTGGGAAGGCCCCGGAACAATGTAGCGGGGCCTTCCGGGTTTGGTGTAAATGTGCGGGGCTGCTCGGTTAGGTCGTCTTCTTGATGACGGTAACGTACAACTTTTTAAGCCTGTCGGTATGGGGCTTCTGAACGGTGGCGGTAACTTCAAGAAGAAGGAGGCCTTTCTTGGAAAATTCGCCGTTGAACTTCGCCTTAATCTTGGCGCGGGGAACTTGAAACTTCAAGCCCTTGCGCGGAATGATGATAAGCGATTCTTCAATGTCGGCGGTAGCGTCGGGGTAGGCGTAAATGTCTGCCGCAATTTCGCCGCCGAAAAGACGTTTAAGACAGGCGAGGTCGGGGTTCATGATGGAAAAGGCAAACGTAGTTTTCCCGGTCTTGGTTATGATTTCTTCCGGGTCGTCGTTTTCCTCGGAGTAAAACTCCGTTTCCTCGCCGTCTTCCTGTGTCATCTTCGCTGTGTCTTGGTAGGTCAGGCCGTAACGGGTATAGCCCGTTTCGTTGAAGTCGCCCTTTGCGGGTTCTCCTGTCTTGCCGAGAATGGCCGACAAACCTAATGTTATAGTAGACATAGGGGTATGGTGTTAAATTGTTAATGTATATTCCAGCTTATTCTCAAATTGCGGTAGTGCTGCTTTACCTCAATCTCTTTTATCGTGGTGTCGTTCTCAATCCAATATTCTAAGTCGGCTACGTTCTGTTCGTCCAAATAGGCTACAAGCGCGTCGCCAATGGTGCGTAGGCGTTCCCGGTCGGCTTTGCGCTGTTCCCGTCCGCGTATCTTTACTTTCTTGTCGGAAACAAAGATATTCACGTTGGAAGTACCCGTTTGGGGCTTTTCGTGCGTTACGGCTATCGTGTTTATTACGATGTCTTCCGCTTCGCTGTCGTCGGGTCGCTCCCCTTGGACGAATACGCCCCCGGAAATTTTGACTTTCCCGGAAGTAACGGCTTCCTGTACCAACTTGTAGAGGATGTCGTCCGTGTCTATGCTGCTGCAATGTTTCACTACTTGAAGGCGTTTTTAATGTTCGTAACTAAGTCGGCTAAGTGTTTGGCTACCTCCTTTTCGGCAAATTTTTCGGCGGAAGTCAATACGTCGCGGCCTTTGCTCTCGACGTGAACGGCGTAGTTCATACCCGCCACGACTACCAAAGCGTAGCCTTCGGTCTTGCTTCCCACTTGTAAGGCTAACCGCTGCCCTTCGTTAACTCCGGCATGTCCGCCCTTGACTGCGGCAAAAGCCACGTTCACGGGTTTTCCGTCCACTAATACGACGTAGCCAATAGACGAGCGTAGGTTTCCCGTGCGGTCTTTGAAGCCACGTTCCGGCGGTATCATCTTCGCTAACTTTACGGCTTCTTCGCCTACGCGGGTAAGGCTTTCTATTAGCTGCCTATCCACTTCGGCTAACAACGCCTTAAAGGTCGCGTCTATGTCGTTAATATTGAAGTTCGCGCTTATACCCATAGCCTACAATGAAGTCGCCCTTTATCGAATTTCAAGCACTCGCCAATAATCCTAACTGCTCCTTCCGCCTGTGCGTCCTGTAAGGCTTCGTCGGTAAGCTCTGACGGTAGCAGTTCGCGGTCGGCTGCGGCCACTTCCTGGCCCAATCCTACGCGCTCCGTTCCCGCCGGAAGTTGGATAAGGGAAGCGAATGTTATAAACCTACCGTTCGCCGCCTGTATCTGCGTTCCCTTGCCGTTGGTTTCTTCCCGGCATGAAGCGTGAAGTTTCCACGCTGCCCCGGTTGTCTGCCAACTGCCGTTAGCGTCCTGTACTGCTTCCCCGCCGCTGTTGCGGACGTAAAGGAAGTGCGGGTATTGGTTGTTTATAATGTCTTGAATTGCTACCATATCCGGCTTCGGTTTTTAACCTTCGGCGCGTTGGCGGGTGTTATCCCCAATTCGCCGCAAGTTTGATTATACCAAAACTTAATAGCGTCCCAATTCCACGAAACGGAATAGCCGCCTTCGCTGACGTTCGCCAACGGTATAATAGAGCCGAACTCTTTACAAAGGGCGGTTTTCGCCGTCCTTACGTCTACTTCGGCTTCGGGGTCGGGAATTAGCCCGGCTTGGTTGGCTAAAATCAGTTCCGCGTCTGCTGCGGCTACGCCGAAGCGGGAAGCGGTGCGGGTTATCCATTCTTTGTAGGTCATCGTTGGAAGGGGTTAAGCCGGGAAGTTCCGTTACGTCGTGTTCTTGCCGATAACGACAGCCGGGTCGGGCTAACTGCACTTACGAGGTGCAAAGAAGCACGACGCGCCGAAACTCCCCGGACGGTTAGGGTTAGTGGTTCCACTTATTAGCGTCGGTAGACATAAGCCAACTATCGGATGAAGTTTCCCACGCGGGGAAGGCGTTAGCAATACCCATCGTCACTTCTTCAAGCGGTTCCTCGTTGGCGAACTTCTTAATAAGGGTGTGGCCGTTGAGGGTCTTGAGGGCTACCGAACCCTTTACGTTAAGGTCGGCGGGACGTTTCCAGAAGGTATGGCCCAAAACCTTGCTTGCGCTGAACATTACCACGTCGTTAACGAAGGGGTTGCCACTGAACGGGCGGCTTCCGTCGCCTAATTCGATGGTTATGTCTTGGTCGATGACAATGATTTGAAGCCCGTAAAGGTAGGAAAGTCCACGAAGGGCGGTGTTTACCTGTTCGAGGCTCGGTGTCTGCTGAACGCCGAGTGCGTTGGCGGCGAAGGAAGCACACGTTTTCTGCACTTCTTCGGTTTCCGTGAAGGTGGCGAAGGTTTCCGTAGACATAAAGGCGTACTTCAACGTAACGCCCTTCTTCTTGGCGGATTTTACAACAGCCTTGAAGTCCTTTGTAATAGGACGGGCGGCGGTAGAATTAGCCCACGAAGCGGAACCGGTTTGGAAGCCTACCTTTTGTTCTTCGGGGATAAGGTAGTCTACATCGTATTCGGTAAGTACCGAAGTGTTGTTTTCGTTGGTAAGCGTAATTTTGCCGAGCGAAATGGACTGCAACGCTATCCACTCCAAACGGGCGGCTACGCCGTCCCAACAAAATTTAGTATCTTCGGCCCACGCTTCCACAAGTGCGCGAAGGTCGGGGTTCTTCGACGTGCGGGCTATCATAAGTTCGTAGTCGTCGAGTTCTTCCTCGTTCTTGGTGCGCTTAATGGCAATTTTGGGGATGTCGCCCTGAATACGGGCTATTGCCTCGCGGGTCTTTTTGTCAATGGTTGCGCCACGGGCTACGAGGTCGGCAGCAATTTTAAGCCCTATTCGCGTTTCCAACGCCTTCCACGTTAGGGAGTAATTCTCCTTCAACGGGAAAAGTGTAGGATAGTAGAAGGGTTTAAGGTCGTAGGTCTTGACTACGCCCGCCATATCCTGTTCGTTAAGCCCCTGCATTAAAGTAGGTATCATAACTTATTGTTGTGGCTTGTTGGTTAGATGAATTTAATTGTAGGAAGGGCGGCTTTAATCGCGTCGCTAATCGGGGGGCAAAGCGCGGTTTTGAACTGCCCGAAGGTTACGGCCGGGACGGGGGTGTTAGTAAGTGCTTCCACCGGGTAAGAGTCGCCGACGCAAGCGAAGGGGGCGTATTTGAACGCCGAAACGGTTGCGCTTTCTTCTTTGGCCTGGGTAAGCACTCCACCGACGGGAATAGCCGCGCCGAGGGTTGTTCCTACGGTTACGGTGTCGTGGGTCTTGGCGGTGGTGTCAATGGCTGTAATAGCGTATGACTTCGCGCCCGTCTTGAACATCACGAAGTCGCCTACTTTGAAGTGGTGCCCCTTGGCTACCTTGTAGGCGGTGGCGGTGCTTGTGGCGGCTTCCGTTACTTCTGCCGTCTTGACGAGGTGGTAAATACCCGCTTCGTCGGGGGAAATAACGGAACCTTCACGAAGGGGAACGCCGGGGATAAGGTCGGCGACGCTAACGGTTACACCGTTGGGAACGTCGGCGAGGTTGTGCGTACAGGCGTGGGCGGTTCGCTCGTCCTGTTTGCGTGTGTATCGCATAAATCCCATTTTCGTTGTCGGTTTAGGGGGTTGTTAAATTTCCTTCCCTGTAAGGGTCGGGTTGTTGTCACTCTGCGAAGCGATGTAGTCTGCTACGCCTTGGCTAATACCTTCTTTAGTCACGGCTCCAAAGAGGGGCTTATCGTGGCCTTGCAGTCCTTTGTCGCTTTGCTCCTGTGCAATGCCGTCGAGGTCGGCCTGCACTTCGTTTAAGTACCCGTTAAAGTCGTCGTCGTCCTTGAAGGTGGGGGCTACGCGGTCGAAGCTGCGCAGCATCATTTCGCGCTGCTTGCCCTCAATCTTGGCGGCTTCCAACTTCGCTACAAATTGTTCACGGCGGGTGGCTGTGGTTTTCTCGGCACGTAGGCTGTCGTAGCCTTCGCGTATTGCCTTGTTTTCCTCGCGGATAATTTCGCGTATCTGCTCGGCTGTCAATGCTCCCGCCGGGGCCGGTGGTGTCTGCTGTCCGGGCTGAGGTTCGCCGCCGGGCTGTTCCTTCTCCTTGAAGTCGTACTTACGTCTAAGGCCTTCTTCGTGGGTCTTGTTTGCCTTGGCTATCTCCGCGTCGGTTCGGCTTCGGTAGTCCTTAACGAATTTGCTAACCTTGTCGGCGGTAAGATTCCCTACGACTTCGGTCGCTTCTTCAATGGTCGCGGCGTTTAAGCCTATGAAGGCCGCAAGCTGCGTTAAACCGTCTTTTCGCTCGCCTGCAAATTTTTCCTGCAGTAGTGCTAAAATTGCTAATGTTAATTCGTCCATAAAATTTGTAGTGGGGGTTACTTAAACATAGCGCAAAGTTAGCGTATTACCTTAATACAAGTTTGAATAAGGGACGGCAAACACTTCGCCGAAACTTCCAACGCTCGGCGGCGGTTGCCGTACACTTTGTTAGCCTTTTATATGCGGAATGTGAATTATTTGCAGTAACTTTGCGGTGTTGCCGGGGAAAAATCCGGCGACTTATCGAAGAAGCGATAGGTTCTTAGTATTTGAAAATCGCCAAATTAACAAATTACGGGTCAAGCCGAAAGCACGGTGCATATGTTAAATTGGGCAATTAGAAGTGTTAAATTTTTAGGCGTAGAGTTTGACCAGTCGGAAGATGAAGAAGTCTCGGTCTCGGACACCACGCATTTGTGAGCGAAAGATTTTGACTTTAGAGTTGAATGCCTCGGCGGAGGCATTGGTCGCACGACGGCGGAAGTAGTTCAGGATGGTTGGAGCGTGGTTCCTGAATGTTTTGATTACCGAGCGGAAGTTGTTGTTACCAAGAGCCATTACCTTTTCATACCACTTGTTCATCCGCCCCATGGCTTTTGTCGGTGAGATTTTAGCATTGAAAATCTTGCGCAGCTCCATCGCAAGGCTGTATGCAGCCTTCAATATTGGATAGTATTTGAACAGGATGTTGGCGCGATGACGCTGTGTGTCAGTCCATTTGTTCTGTGCCATCATCAGGGTGTGCTTGCTGCGGGCGAGTATCTGGCGCATGGTTTCGCCGTTGGAATATGTAACCGGAGGCTCTGATTTGTCACGGCTGTTGTCTTCAGCTATGAGCTTGCGCCGGATGTCGACACGTATCTCGTCAACGGCCTCGTTGTATACCTGCTGCACATGGAAGCGATCGTTGACAACATGGGCGTTGTAGAATACCTCGGCGGCTATCAGCATCATCGATGGCGACAGGTCGCAGGTCACTTCCCTGACCCTGCGTCTCAATGATTTGCCCATCGCGCCGACTAGTATCGATATTATCTCGTCGCTTTTCGTCCCCGGTATGGCGGCTGCCAGCGTCCCGCGACCTCCGTGACCGTCTTTGTTTGTGAGGAATGTCCATACCTCGCCGTTGCTAAGACAGGTCTCGTCGAGGCTCATGTACGGGCCGATGTTCGCGCCGTTGAAGTAAAACCCGCAGCAGAGTTCGTTCTTGCACCACTCTGCGTATCCACTAAGCTTATTGCGGTACAGGTCAGCGAAATATTTGCCGTTGACGCAGTGCATCTGCGCTATGTGTTTAATCGACAGGGCTGTCGTCTCCACCTTCATATTTAAAAAAGCCACGAACTCGGCGCTGAGTCGTGTCCCTTCCTCATTGGGTAGTTCGAGATTGTAACTGAAGATTTCGTTGGTCTGCTTGTCCCACCACTTGTTCTTGCGCATGTGAAGAAACACAGGCCGTCCGCGCATCGGATAGTCCTGTATCGTAACGTAATCCGTATAGCCTCGCGCTACGATATTTGGATTACGATAGTCTTCATC